GCGCACGGGCGGGTGTTGACGTGCAGGCCCTTGTGCGCGCGCTTGTGGCCGGACAGGTGGAGCTGGCGGCACAGATCGCGCAGGTGTCGCAGGCGTCGCTCTTCCCGCTGGAGGAGGCCGCGCGCGGCGCATATATCAGCGGCGGGATGTCGTCGTCGGACGTGCTGCCGCGCGGGATGGCCGCGACGTTCTCATTCGACGGTCGGCACCCGCGCGCCGAGGCTTGGCTGCGCGACGTGCTGGGCACGGAAATTCAGGACATTCGTGACGCGACGAACGCGGCAACGCGGGAATACCTTTTGACCGAGGTGCGCCGAGTTACGCTGGAAGGGCAAACGGATGCGCGGACGATGCGGCGCATTGCGCTGGACCTGACCGGGCGGATGAGCCCGACCACGGGGCGGCGCGAGGGCGGCATCCTCGGCCTGACAACGCAACAGGCGCAATACGTGCTGAACGCGCGGGACGATCTGGCGAAATTGGACCCGCGCTATTTCAGCCGGGCGCAGCGGGACCGGCGTTTCGATCCTATGGTGCGGCGCGCAATGGAGACTGGCGAGCCGCTGGGGCGGGCGGACATTGAACGGATCACGCGGGGCTACAGAAATAGACTTTTGGACTACCGAGGCGGGGGGATCGCGCGCGATATGACGTTCACGGCGCAGGCCGCAGGTCGCCACGAGGGCATGGCGCAGATTGGCGAGCGCGACGACATCGAGCGGGTGGAAAAGCGCTGGCAGCATAGCGGCGTGGGCAAGGAGCCGCGCGAAGACCACGTTGAGATGAACGGCACGGTCAAGCGGATCGACGAGCCCTTCGAGTTCTCCGACGCGCTGATGCAGTATCCGCATGACCCGGCGGGCGGCGCGCGCCACAGCATCGGGTGCAAGTGCATCGCTGTCTATAGGGCGGTTCCAGTGAGGGGTTGATGGCGGGGCGGACATTTACAGCGTCGCTTGAGCAATTCCGCGATCTGACGACGCGGAACATGCGCTATGTTGCTCGTCAGGCGATACAGGACGTTCTAGAGGCCGCGCAGACGCCGCAGCCGGGGATTGGGGCCGGGGCGAGCGGGTTTGTCGAGGGCAAAATCCCGGTCGTGACGTCGGAATTGATTAATAGCCTCACGGTGGACGGGGCCAGTGGCAGGAACGCCTACGTTGCCACGATTGCGGGGATGGAGATCGGCGACTTCATACGGTTTGCTTGGACTGCGCCGTATGCAATGCGGATCGAGGCGGGTTTCACGGGCACGGATAGCAAGGGCCGGTCCTATGCGCAGCCGGGGCGGTTTTTCGTGCTGGCGAATGCCCAGCGGTTTTCCGAATTCGTGGGAAAGCGGGTTAAGGAGGTTCGGCGGTGATTACTGACAACCAGATCGAGGAGGCATTCGGGCGGCATCTGGAAGCGGCCTATATCGCCGATATTGTCTGGCCCAATGCCACGGAGAATTTGCCGCCGAAACCGTATCTGGTCGTGCAGCACGTTCCCGGCATCCGGCGTTCGCCCGGTCTAGGCGCTGGCGGCGGCGAGGAGGTGACCGGGTCATTCGTAGTCACGGTTGTAACGGACGTCAACAAATTCAGCACGCAGGCGAATGACCTGGCCGCAGAGGTAATGGCGCGTTTCCCGAGGGCCGTTCCAATTCCGTGTGGGGATGGGAAGCTGAGGCCGGGGCCGCAGAACCCGGTGGCTCTGGTTGCGGGCCGTGATGGGGCCGATTGGCGTCAGCCTGTCCGCATTGCCTACATCGCTACAATGCGCTAGAATTACGCGCGCAAAACCTGGCCCGATGGGTCGCAAATAGAGGAGGCCAAAACAGTGGCTGACAATCTGAAACCGGGCTTAGGCGCGTTTGTGAGCGTTTCGGCCACTCTCCCCGCGTCAGAAGCCCTGGCGGATTACAAAGCGTTGACCTATGTCAAGGTCGGGGAAGTCACGGAAATCCCGAAATATGGGGCCTCGTATTCTGTTGTGGAGCACACCCCGCTTGACACCGGGATTACCCAGAAATTCCACGGGCCGAAGAACAACGGGTCTCTGCCGCTCCCGATGGCGCTTGACCCGACCGACGATGGACAGGCGGTGATCAAAGCAGCTCTGGCGTCGCGTTCCCGCATTACCTTTGACGTGACCTATGCTGACGGGACCGCCGACTATTTCCAAGGCAAGGTGTTTTCGTTCACGCGCAGCGCTTCGATTGGCAGCGTCGTTCAGGCCGAGGTTCTGATCGAGATCGAGACGGACATTGTCGAGGACCTTTCCTGATTTCTGGCCATGACACCTCTGGCCGGATCGCGGCGGCGGGTTCCCGTGCTGGCTCGCCGCCGCACCATCAAAACAGCCGGGAAGCATGGAGTTAAAAATGGATTTTCCGACATTCGATCTCGCGAAAATGGCAGCCGGGGGCGGCACCTACCTCCCGCGCGACACACTCGACGGATCGCTGATGTATGCGGAGAATGGCAAACCCATCACGCTCACGTTCCCGGGCGTGGACAGCCCGCAGTTCCGAGACGCGGTGGCGGAAATTGTGGCCCGCAAACAGGCGCGTTTGTCAGCGGATTGCCCCCAGCCCGCTGAGTAAGCTTTGGCGCATTACGCAAGGAGTTAATCATGGATTTTGCATCTTTTAGCCTTGAGGAAATGGCCGCGAGGGGCAGCGTCTGCCACCTGCGCAGCTATCTGGACAAATCGCCGCTATACGCGGCGGATGGCACGCCCGTCACATTCACGTTGCTGGGCAAGGACAGCCGGGATTTCCGGAAAGCGGTCGCGAGAGTTGCGGCCCGCGACCAAGCGCTTCTAAAGCGCGGGAACAAGGAATACACGGCTGAGCAGCTTCTGGCCGAAATGGACCGACAGCAGAAAAACAATGCCGATATTTTTACCGACATAACGGTCGGGACCACCGGCGTCTATCTGGGGAAAAAACTGGTCGGCAGTGACAAGAAGCTAATCCGAAGGGTTTTGGATCACCGGTGGGTCGTCGAGCAACTGGACGAATTTCTGGATGACCGCGAGGATTTTTTCAGGAACGTCAAGAAAGACTGATCCTATGGGCGCGGCAACATGCGTGGCTGTCATTGCCGGACAAGGACCGGTTCGACGCCGACCTGTTGCCGCCCTTAGAGGACACTTTCTTGGCGGAATGTTTTTTCGCGTGCGGCCCTATCGAAAGTAACGGCATGGGCGCGGTCGGCATATCCCCGCAGCGGCTGGAAAGCTGGATGCGCCTGACGGGCTACGAATTGAATTGCTGGCAGGCGGAGACGATATTGGAAATGTCGCGCGCTTATGCTACGATTTTCGGCGATGAAAAAGCGCGAATGCCTTGGCGTGACAAAGAAACCGAGTTGGCATTCACGAAGAAGATGAAGGCGGCGTTCCGGGCCGCCAGATAGGGTCGCATATGGTTGATTTCGCCACACTTAGCCTAGGCGCTGACACCCGCGGCCTAGACAAGGGCGTCAAGTCGCTCGAAAACGTCACCAAGGCGGGGGCCGAAGCTGAGCGATCCACGGAACGGGTCGGCAAAGGGTTCACCAAAGCCGGACGTGACGCGGATCGCGCGGGGCGCATCTTTTCCGGCGTTGCGGGCACGCTCAAATCCGTTGCAGGATTGGCCGCGGCGGCGGGGGCGGCCCTAGGCACGGCGTTTTCGTTAAGCGGGGCGGTCAGCGAGGCGCGAGATTTCGAAACTTCGATGTTCCGCATAGACGCGATTATTCGGGCCACGGGCGGCGCGGCTGGTAAATCAGCGGAACAATTGCGCGAGCAGGCGCGCCAAATCGCGTTTTCGACGCTGGAAAGCACCAAGGGGGTGATGCAGGCCCAGCAAACCCTTCTGACGTTCAGGAAAATTCAGGGCGACGTGTTTGACCGAACGCTTCATGCTGCGGCGGACATGACAGCGGCGCTCGGGGGAGACCTGAACAGCGCGACGATACAATTAGCTAGGGCTCTTGAAGACCCGGCTGAGGGGCTAAATTCATTGTCGCGGTCGCTTAAAATTTTCACTCCAGAGCAGAAAGAGATGGTGAAGGGCATGGTGGAGGCCGGGGACACGGCCCGAGCGCATGACTTCATCCTTTCCCAGCTAGAGGCGCGATACGGCGGGACGGCGGTCGCGGCGGCGTCCGGTCTGGCCGGGGCGCAGGACACGCTGGGGCAGGCGTTCCAAGAGGCTGGCCTGAAATTCGTCGAGGTCACGGGGCTTCTGGCCGGGGCAACGGCGGCGACGAACTTGATGTCCAAAGCCGTGATGTTCCTGACCGACAACATGGACACGGTCGTCGGGACGCTGATTGCCGCGGGCTCGGCCCTGACATTGAGCTATGCCCGAGCTCTGGCGGCTGCAACGGCGGCGGCGGGAAAATTCGTGATTGGCCTTGTGTCGGTGAAGGGCGCGCTAATCGCCACGGGGATCGGCGCTGCGGTCGTGTCGGCCGGGTTCCTGATTGGCAAATTTTTGGAACTGGTCCGGGCGACCGGTAGC